CCATTTCGCTCGGTGCGGCACGATCTGCCCCGTCCAGGCGGGTTCTGGTGGCCTGCTCGATCCTGCGGCCCTGGGGGGTACCCGGCTACCCCTGATCGTCCCGACGCACGATTTAATATGTCACCCCTACTCTCAAGTCTGCCCCGTTTCCGGGCTTTCAAATGACTTCCCCCCCAAATTTTCTTTGTCTAAAATTTTTTCTCCCCCATTTTTTGTATTGACATTGCCCTTTAGCTGTATTATCTTTGCGTAAAATTAATGCTTCTACAGGGGGTGAGTACCAATGCCTGCATGTAATATTTCGCTACCGGAACAGTACATGAAGTTGCTTCGTGAGGAAAAGAGACGGTCGGGGAAATCGTATGCTGAGATTATCCGGTGTGCGCTGGACTCCTATTTTAAGACTTTTGGAGAGTCACGATGATTTCTATTTATGGGCTGATCAACACAACTGGCCATTTGTTCTATATTGGTCAGACGCGCAGCGTTAAGCAACGCACCAACACACATCGCTATCACTTTGGTGACTGTAACCTCATAGTTTTAGAAGACGTACAAAAGAGTCAGGCAGACGAGGCGGAAAAGTTCTGGATTCGTTATGCCAGATTTTTAGGGTGCTCTTTGCGTAACAGAAATGCAGACCATAACGCGATGAAAGGCCGTGCGTTTTTTAACTCACAATACTGCGACGTCAAAACTGCTGACTTATCATGTCTCAAATGTGGGTACACGTGGACGCCTAGAAGGTCTAATCCTGTGTGCTGTCCGTCCTGCAAGAGTATGGAGTGGAACGGGAAAATACGTCTCCCGTTGTGATGACAAAGGATATAAGAAATGATTTATGTGTCATATTTACGAGTCTCAACTGACCGTCAAGGAGCCACCGGCTACGGTATTGATGCACAGCGTGAGGCGATTCAGCGTTTCACTCAACAGTCTGTTTTGGCAGAGTACGTTGAAGTGGAGTCAGGGAAGAACGACAATCGCCCTCAGATGACTTTAGCGTTGGAGCATTGCAAGCGTGTCGGTGCGACTCTGGTGATTGCGAAACTTGACAGACTTTCAAGGCGAGTGTCGTTTGTGGCAAATCTCCTTGAGTCAGGGGTAGAGTTTGTCGCTTGCGATAATCCTCATGCGAACAAGATGACGATTCAAATCATGGCGGTCATGGCTGAATACGAAAGGGATCAGACCTCGAAACGGACGAAAGAGGCTCTTGCTGCTGCGAAAGCGAGAGGGGTCAAGTTAGGTGGGTACAGAGGCGCGGATATGACGAATGCGCGTAAGGCTGCGGCGGTCTTGAAGAGGGAGAAGGCGCAAGCGTTTCGTGACTCGGTGTTTCTCGTGGTCAAGGGGGCTTTGGAGATTGGGGGTTCTTTGACTGCGGCTGCGTCAATTCTTAATTCTAAGGGAGTTCCTACGTCTGCTGGTGCTTCGTGGTGTGCGAAGACGGTGAGTAGGGTGGTAAGATGAAACTCTGCATCAAATGCGGCAGCGAGGTCAAGAGCAAGAAGGGTGTCTATTGCCCTGCGTGTCTCAAGAAGATTTGTCAACCGCGTTTCAATGGACGGCGCGGGGTGATTATGCCCGATTATAAAAGGAGGGAGATGTGAAAAAGTACATTACGGGAGGTTGCCGCTGGAGAGTGGAGGCCAAGATTACTGAAATTGAGGTTGACCGAGAAACCGATACTTCTGTATGGGTCAATGGGAAACGCCGACAAAAAATGACTGATTACGAGATAGTGCATGACACATGGGGTGATGCTCATTCATATCTGTTGGCGGCTGGAGAAGCTAGGGTTGTAAACGCACGTCGCACGCTTGAAGAACATAAGTCGTACCTTGGGAATGTGAAGGGTATGAAAAGACCGGGGGCAAAATGATCCACATAATCGTATGGGGCATTTTGAGTGCGCTATGGTTAACGACCGCGATTTTTAGGGCGTCGATGGGTGATATGCCAATAGCTTTGGCTCATGCGGCAGTAAGCGTTGCAGCAAGCGTCGTGGCTATGGGCTTTGCGTTTGAATACGGGAGGAAAAGGAAATGAGCATCTTCGACACCCCTATCACCGACGAGAACTGCGAGTTCCTAGAGCGCGTTGCTATCATCATGGAAGGTGAGCAGTGCGATGAGGCGAGGGCTTTGGAGATTGCGAAGGAGTGTTTATGAGCGAAGAAATCGAAATAGGTCGCGTCAGCATGATAGTCGAATGCAACGGTAAACCTTGTGCCGTAGTGTTACCGCAGGAGCGTCTGAGAATGCTGGTGAACCTGGCGGCGAGTCTGAGTGATACCGGGAGCCTTCCAGTAAAAGAGTTGGGCAGCGAGTATCATTTTGAGACTTTGGAGACGGAATAACGGCTTTTAGCTCAACAGTGAGCGGAGCGAAACTGATTGCAGCGTATGGTTATGGTGCGCTGCTGAACGGGGGCAACAACGATGGTGCATGAACTCAAGACAGATTCGGAAGTATTTCAGGCGGTGCTTGACGGCAAGAAAACCTATGAAATCCGCAAGAATGACCGCAATTTCCAGGTAGGCGATGAACTTCACCTGAAAGAAACGGTCTACACTGGCGAGGAGATGAAGGCGAGACACAACGGGGCATATCCTGGCGAAATGATCCCTGGTATGCCATTGGAGTACACAGGGCGGTGTATTGCTCGATATGTCACTCATGTTCTGCGCGGCCCGGTTTACGGACTGGCAAATGGCTGGTGCATTCTGTCGATAGCACCATAGCGAGTCAGGGCTGAAACGCCCTGTCGATTTCCAGCCCGTTGTTATCCCTCGGGCTGATCGGAGAGGACGATGGTTGTCATAGACGGGAAAACGTACATCGAAAAATCCTCTGACGATTTGCCATTCGGCAACGCATGTAACCACTGCGCATTCCGGGGTGCTACGCCGGGGTGCTATAACCGCCTCGATATTGACTGTCACTTTGATTCCAGACCTGACGGGCGGGATGTTGTATTCATTCTGGTAGAGGGATAACAATTAGCTGTGCTGCTCGTCAGCACAAGCGGGAGTTAAAAAATGAGTAAATATGCGGATTGGATACATGCAGACAGTGGGGTTACGTTTGCCGAATATCTTGGCATACACACACACTTTGAATATCACAGTGACGGGTATCGTTTTGTGAACTCGGCTAAAGGTCTGTGGGGTCCAGTGCGGAAGACTAAGAAAGAAGCAAAGGCCGCTTATAAGACACTGCTTAAAGAAGGCAGGGTAGGATATTTCCTATAATATGACAAACGCTAACTGGAAAGTAAAAACTCCGCGTGATAAGAAGTTCCTCCTGTGGCTCTTAACCCAGGAATGCGAACTACGAGGTCGCGGGCCGTGCATGGGGCAGAAGATTTATCACCATACCTCGACAGGTGGCACATCTCTTAAAGGGTCGGACTACGATGCAATATGCGTCTGTTTCCAGCATCACACTGTCTTTGACAACGCCGGCAAGAAAGGTAACGGAATCTTTAGAGACGGGCAACTTGAAGCAATTATTGCCCGAAACAAAATAAAGTACGAAGCGCAAACTGGCAGAAAAATTCTTGACAATTCCAAAAAATGAGGGGGAGAGTATGAAACAACAGATAAGCGAAGAACAGGCCGAAACTATTGTTGACATGATTATCGATGACTTGTGCGACCGTCGAGGTCTAAGGCAAGAGTGGGAGCAGATTGATAGCTCAATCCAAGCCGAAATTAGGCAACAGTGGAAAAATTTGGTGATGGCATGAGCGACACTCCGGCAGAAGAAGTCGAAACCCTATCCGGCTTTGGAGCACTAAAAGCCCTGCCGATGGAACAGCGACTCGTCTTCCTCCTTCAGACCTTGGACAGACTGATGAAGTCGAATCTCTCAAAGCAGAAGCATCCGGCGCTTACGAGAAGCCAGATGGACGAGAATCACGAGAGACATGGGGCAGCGAAAGCGTATCAGGACACGTCGAAATTCGTCACCGGACTGTTTGGCGAAGAACTGAGAGCGCTGTTGATACCGAAGGAGGAACTGCATTGAGCCGGAATAATAAGTGTTGCGACTGCGAATGGCGTAGAGTGGTCCATGGTGGGTATGTTATGGAATGCCATCGGTTTCCTCCTGTGCCAGTCGTTATTACTGTTGGTCAAAATGCAGGGCAATTAACTTATGCTTGGTCCTGTGTTCAGCCTGATGACTATTGCGGTGAATGGAGATCGCTATGACTTTCCGACCGAACGAACTTGCCGAGAAACGCGCAAATGAATCAGATGATTGTCGCAAGTGGACGCCGCGAGACGCGCTACTCGCCTGTCTTAGAGACTTGGAAAACGGCGAGATCAACCCTGAGCGGCTGGTGATAAGTTATACCGTCCGTGTAGACGAGACTTCTGTTGATTACAACTTCTACGCAGCGAACGTGACGACGATGGAACACGCAGGACTTCTTGCAATGCAATTACATAGAGTAACCGGGAGGTAACAGTGGCATCTCAAGCCGGCGAGATCGAGCACGATTCTTCTTGGGTGAATTTCTACCGTCTCTACAAACTTCATAAACCTGATGGAACGGTTAACGAGTTCAAACAGTGGATGGAGTCTCTAGGAGAGTTGCAGAAAACGATCAAGGAATGCCCTTGGTGCAAAGGATTACCGGCTCTGAGAGTCCATCCGAGTGACGAGCACCTAGTCTATGGGGTCGGCTGCGAAAACGAGTTCTGCGCGGTAAATCCTGGGCTTAACGAGGTGTTCGATAATCCTGAAGAGGCGATAGCGGAGTGGGGGAATCTATGAAAAAACACATCTTGTATTTGTCTTACATTGTCCGACATAAGTGGTTTGTGTTTATCGCCTGTTGCCGGTTCGGGATTCCGTTTCGTGGTATAACTCATGATCTGTCTAAACTACTCCCGTCTGAATGGTTGCCATACTGCCGGTACTTTTATTGCGATGCCAACTCTGCAAAAGATTTTGATATGGCGTGGCTAAGGCACCAGCACAGGAATCCGCACCATTGGCAGTATTGGGTACTTCGCATGGATAACGGTTCCACGGTTGCTCAGCCGATGCCGCGCAAGTATGTATTTGAAATGCTTTGCGACTGGATAGGGGCCGGACGCGCTATTACTGGTAAGTATGAAGTCAAAGAGTGGTGGCAGAAGAACCGCGATAAGATGGTACTTCATCCTGAAACTCGTAAGATGGTGCAGTGGCTGATTGACGGCTTAGGGTGGATAAAATGAGCGACGAAACAATTGAGATTTTTCCATCGACCATCGAAACCCCGACCATCAAGCGGAAGAAGCTCAGCAAGAAATCCCTTGCCAAGCGTCAGAAGCAGAAGGAAGAACAGGGCTTCACGGGTCAGGAGATCAACATCATGAAGGCTCATTTGATGAATCCTGACGCGACGCGACTGGAAAAAGCAAGGGCCGCGGGGCTTATAGGCACGGATGGAACGATAGCGAATAAGGTGACAACGACTCTCGAAAAGGT